CATTTTACCAGACTCTACAAAGAATCCATTCCATTTAAATCTATGTTCGTGTTCTGAGCATTTGTATCCTGCTTTGTATTCAATACGGTGAAATTCCAATACACCGTTAGCATGTATAAGTTCAGTTTGTCCCCAAATTTTTCCTGCTTTCATATTTACTCCTTATAATTTAAATGCAATTACTAATAGGATAGCGACCAATAATATATTTGTAAACAAAATTTCAATTGCAAGAATTGTATGATACCATATCCATCTAGTTTTATACGCATTCTCAATTGTTACCTCTGCAGGGTCAACATCATCCTTCATTACATCTACAACTTTTGGCTTTTCATCTACAGCAGGTAGTTCAACTTCTAATCCAAGATCTTTAGATTTGATCCTAAATATTTTGTTAAGCCATTCCATAGTCTATTCCTTAATAATATAATCTTTAAATATTTCTACTGCTTCGTCCCAATAAATATATCCAGGTCCGTTAGGAACTCCTGGTACAAAACAAAGTGTCCATCTTCCTTTGTGTGGAGGACTATACGTATCATGTAATTGTCCTACATTTACTAAACTAGGACGATTTGTGTTTGCTTCATATACTAATGTGCAATCGTCTCTATTAGCAAGAACATTTGTATGTTCTCTTTCGCTAAATTCGTCTGCAACATCATTATCTAAGTCATGTAACATTTTTTTTGCGGTTTCAATATCAGTAACGACTTGAGACTTTTTTGATTTCCACCATCGTATTTTTCCTTCTTCAGGACCGTAAGTAATGTTTATCTTTACGTGATCGTCTAAAGTTACATCATCTGCATGTACAGGTAAACTTGCACCTGCAGGTGTCCAAAATACCTCAGAATGATTACAATACAACCCTAAACTTTCAAGCCATGAATCTATTTGTGGATCTCTATAAGGATTGATATCTAGATGCTTCATGTCAGTTGGTTCTGTATCACAAAGCGGGTGTTTTGTAATTTCAAAAGGTAAATCTAAATATCTATGATATCTATTATCCATTAAAGCAACTTTGAATTATCTATTACTTCACATTGCCTACTTATGTCTTTTACAAAGTAAGCACACTGAGGTTTATCTCCGTCAGTGATTGGCACTGTTAAAAGTTGTCCGTTTTTCATTTTAGGAAAATACCATTTTACATCCGTGTAAAAATTTGTTATATTCAATGTTCCAAACTCCATTTTATAACCAGATAAAGGATTAAAAAGAAATGCTTCAAATCCTCTATCGTTGATACTTGTTAACGGTAGGATTTCTAAATCTGTTCCTGCTTCAGAATCTCCTACTGCAATGTGCCAGTCAACTGGCATTGTAATTTCGTGTCCGTTAATTTCTAGCACCATTGCTGGAGAACTAAAAGATTCTAAGAAAATTAAAGGCACAAAAAAGAAATCAGGTTCTTTAGGATCTGAGTTATCTAAAACTGCAAATCTTATATCATCTTCAATTTGTTCTGGCAAGTCATCTAGCTGAAATGACTTGTCGTCTAATGTTAATATTCTCATTAATTCCAATCCACTTTTTCTATTGTGAATGGGTACTGCGCCTCCTTGTAAAATTTCTTACGTTGAGTAAGGTGCCGCTTCGCAAACTTACAAGTGCTTGTAAGATCCCATATTTGAACGAAGTCTTTGTCCTTTGCCTTTCTTACGCCTCTACCAATTGATTGGATTACTCTAACAAAACTTTTGCCTGGTTCTATAAGAACAAGATTAAAAATACGAGGGATATTAATGCCGACGGCAGCAACGCCATACGTAGCAATGACCACGTGATTTGTTCCTTCGTTAATTTCATCGTATGCTTCCTTTCTGTCTTTTAATTTTACATCGCCTTTTACAAATGTAGAGCCTGGAATAAGTTCTTGTAACATTTCACCTGCACTAATACGATCTACAAGTATAAGTGTATTGCCTGACTCTTTAACTGTGTTTAGTAGTTTGCCTATATATTCTATTCTTTCTGGGTTTGTAACTAGATACTTGAGTTCTGATTGATAGTCTCTGTGTACTTGGGTATCAACTAGTTGAACAATATTCACATGACACTGCGATAGTACACCTTTGTCTTGCAATTCTTTTGCACTAATTTGTCCAATTACGGGGCCAAGTGAAGCATGTATCGACTCGAACTCAAACTTCTCTTTAGGTACTGTACCTGTCAAACCCCAACGTATTGGAGCATTTTTTAAGTTGCGTGTAAGTAAATTCTTTAGTACTTCTGCCTTTGCTTGATGCACTTCGTCTACGATAATAGTGCTTACACCATCTAAAAACTCTGCAAGAGATAATACTGCTTCTCCGTCTTTGTGCTTCTTATCTAATATGTTTAAACTTTGCCAAGTACAGATTGTGTGAGTCTTGCCTAGTTCTTTTCTATCACCAAAATATACGCCAACGTCTAGTCCACAATTAATATAGTCTTCTTCAGTCTGTGTAACAAGTGATTTGTTAGGCACAATAACTATACTACGACCATATGGCTCACTGATGTGTGACAGTGTTGCAGTTGTAATTGTTTTACCTGCACCTGTTGCAATCTCTTGCAAGCTCTGTGGGTTTTGTAGAAAGTTGTTTATTGCTGTGACTTGATAGTCACGCAGAATAATTTCTTCACCTTCTGCTGGATGTCCTTTAGGCCATACAACGCCCTGGTCTGCCCAATATCGTTCGTCTATAGTAGGAAAATTAAACTGTACAGGATGTCTACGATCATCAATATCAACTATTTGAACATTATTTTTTTGTAGAACCGAAACAATAGTATCAAGATGATTAACGTAGCCTGTGCCGCCGATGCCAAAAAAAGCAACTTTACCGTCCCAACGTCCTAATTTATACTGGGGCATGTACCTTGCATAAGGCACTTCAAACTTAAGAGCACTGGCTAGTTTTCGTCGTACATCTACCTCTAGTCCTTCTAGCTTGATGTTTACTTCATCTTCAATTATTAATCTACAACTAGCCATTTAAATTCCATAACGTCTTATATACGAGCTAGATCTATTTGCAAACGGACTAAGACTTTCTTCATAAGTTATAAACAAATCTGCGTTAAAACTTACATAAGCTTCTATTTCTCTAGAACTAAAACTATCAAAACATATTGCTGTAATAGGATTCCACCCCGAACTCAAGAGTACTTTTGGCACTTTCTTAGCATTAATATACACTATTTTTGTATTGTTGTCAACCCAATTGTTTAAAGATTTATCTTTTACATAAACATTGAAATCATCATAACCTGTTTTTCTAAACATGACTGCTTGCTGTGAGCTAGGAATTACGTCTCTAAATATTTTGTATACACTATCTAATTGACTTAATGCTTGATTTTCATTTAATAAAACTACAAGTGGAAATCTATCTAAGGTATGTAATGCCATAAGAACTTCTTGCAAATTGTGCTTGCTTGGTTTAATATGAACTGATGTACTATTTCTATATGCAATTTTTTCAACAATACTTACACATTCTTTTTTATCTACTTGATATCCATACCTCAAACTTCTGTCAGCAACTTTAGTAAAATTATCCTTTGATATTTCTCCAATTTCTTTCTTTAAAAAATGTATAGCATTGGCATTTAGATTACAAATATTTTCTCCATCAAAATAAGGAATATAATTTGTTTTGTTTTCTTTAATTTTTTGAATATCGTTGTATCTGTCTAACAACTCTTGATCAATTTCAAATCCTTTATCTATAAACTTTCCTAATATTAGATCTGTGTTTAAATCAGTCAAAGCATAAAAGTGTTCATGTGAACCTTTTTTATGATAATAATTTTCTGCACTAGCAATGTCATTTACTAAGATTATCAAAGATTTTTTAAACGGAAATCTTACTTTAATCCATTGCTGATCATTATCAATTCCAGCCAATGGAATTTCATCTTCAGACGGATTACAAATTTTTATATACTTACTACGATCAATTTCTCTTAAAGGCTGTCGCAGTTGCTCAATTACAAAATCAAAATCGCAGTCTATATTAATAAATTGATCTTTGTATACAGTGAGTTTTTGCTTCATAAGAGCAAATTGACGGTCTGTGAGAGCTGTGCCTTTAAACACTTGCCTAGCAATGCTATGCATAATTGTTATATCACTAGACTCTATTTGTATTTTAGGTCCTAACTGTAGACCTGCAACAAGTTCTAAACAATCTTCGATAGTAGTAATATTTGTCATACATTAAGTATAACTTAAAAAATCATATTTGTCAATCGTTTAAGTGGAACACCGTTTTTAATTTCTTCTATAGTATATTCTGTCCAAGCATAGTCGTTGAGCCATTGTGTTCTATCTGGCATTAGAGGCTGTTCTATAGTATGTAAAAAATCAATATCATTGCCTGCAGGGTAAGCAAGACTGTGAGTACTAACAAAAGCAGGCACTCCGTTAATGATACTGTGTATGCCCGGGTTACTTGAGTAACTGATAGTAGCCCAAACATTATTAAAGCCCATATCAAAGTCGTCGTAAGTATTAGTAACATGTCGAGGTTCCTGTCTTTCTACATAACGCAACCCACGTTCTATATGTTCAAGTCTACAGCGTGGATGCGGTCTGAATATTATAGGACGGTCTGTGTGTTTGCGTATTTCGTCGTATGTGTTTAAAAACCAATTGCTCATACGTGGCATGTTTTGCCATTGCAAACTTTTATCGTGTTGACCACATATAAGAATATACTCGCCGTCCGTACGCCAAGGTTTTACTTCAAGTCCAAGTAAACGGACACGGCTATCGCTATTATTATCAATCCCCCAATAAGCATCTCTATTGATTCCATTCAATCCTACCTTCCATGTAGTACCTCTCTGTATGCCACCTACTTCCAGTACAATTACAGGTCTGTTATTGTTTCTATTTACTTCCCATACTTGCTGATTGGAGGACATTCGTCCATTCCATAAAACACTCCATATTACAGCCACATCGTAATTATTGTAATGATTCATTACTCTATACGGTTCGTTATAAATTACAGTATGTCCTGCATCAATAAGGCTGTGTGCAAATGCTTCAAATACAGGCTTACTATTCAATGCACCGTAATCTGTATATAAACAAAAAATCATTTTACTGTTTGCCAGTAAGGTTCAGTTCTATTGCCCATTAGATCTTTACGTTTTGATTTGCCGTCAAATTTTCTGGCGCCTTTCATATGGTCGATCCATTTACCTAATTCACTGTTTATCAAGGGATGTCCGCCGCCGCCAGTTTTTGCAGTTTTATTGTATATGTTAGCACTATAATCTAGTGCCTTGTCTTTGAAGTCTGCAAAATTTTTGTTTAATAATTCGCCAAACACATAACTGTCGTGCCATTCTTCTAGTGTAAAGATACCGTTGTCTGCATCTTCATACATACGTTCAAACGCTTCTACAAAACTACAACCTACTGGATGATTCATGTTAATACCATAAAATCCGCATTCTGGCCATGTTTGAGATCCTTTGCCGCGACCTACATATGTTAGCCAATTGTTATAAGGCAGTAGTTCTTCAAACTGTTTAAGACTCCACGGACTATGTACATATGTGTCTGCATCCATCCAAACGATCCATCTACCTGTGCCATAATTTTTTGCACAAGCATCAAACACTGCATATACTTTATTTGCAAAACGTATCGCATGCCATTTAAATTCTTTGTGCCAATCTCTTGGACGTTTAGCTTTTATATTATCTGGCGGGATACCATTTGCCTTTGGATCATCTTTCCAACGTTCTTTAAATGCATTTAGTTTAGGTAATTCTTGCTTTGCATCAAGTATAGTAATTTGGTTAGGGTCAGGGTTAACTGGCGTACAGTCCTCTGCGTAAACGACTAATTTGATACGTTTAGCAACGTTTTGTGCAAAGCTATCTATAAAACGTTGTCCATATACTTCCATTCCTTCTGGATGGAAAGTTGTTACTACTATTATTTCTTGGCCCATTGTCTTAGGTGCCTCCATGCTGTTCCGTCTTTAAGTTCGTCTAATGTCCAGTGCATCTGAGCCATTTTTCTAATCCACGATTCTCTATCAAATTCTCTTGGATTTTCTAATTCGCTTAGACTATGATGTGATACGTCTGCTGCTTGACTACGATCAGGATCTAAAACAAATGTAGGAATTCCTTCTATTGCTGCTACAACAGCCGGACTACTGTTGTAATTAATAACTGCATAAGCATTCTTTAGATCTTTTAATAAACCATCCGAATTACTAGGTGCTACGCCAGGTAATCTATATCGTTGCAGAGCTCTTATATGCTGAATTCGGTTTTTATCACCAGGATGAAATCTAACTAATATCATACGATCGGAAAACTTTCTAATTATATTAATTGTTCTTACAAGCCATGGCATAACTGGCTGGCCATCCATACTCCAACCACCGTCACGCTGACAGCAAATTAAAATATACTTGCCATGATATCTTGGTACTTGTAGTTCTATTCCTATGTCTCTTTTTATTTGTTCCCATCTCGAAGGATCAGGCAAATCATTACAATACTCGCCTGTATTAGGAAATACGCCGTCATAGCTGTACCTTAAATATTTTTTTGTATTATCTGGATCATAAGATAAAAATAAATTACTATCGACAATGATGCTTCTTTTGCCTTCGATTTGTTGTTTATCAAAAACTCTTTTACGCAAATCTAAATGCGGCATCTTTTTACTGCCAGGGTGCACAAATCCTTGTACTACAGCAACATCTGCATCAACAGGATTGTAATCTGTGACAATTGTTCCTTCGTCGCCGCTCTTCCATACACCTTCTATGAAGTTAACTATAATTGCAGGTTTTTCAGGATTTTTATTTCCTGGAGGTATACCCATTAGATAGCTTGCAACCTTTGTACCCATTATCTACGCTCCGTTAATATCTTCCAAGCAGTACCGTCCTCCATCTCGGCTTGCGTAAATTGTGCATAAGACAGGTGCTTCATGAAGGCATACATTTGCTTTTCACTAGGTATACGTGGATTTTCTATATTTTCCAGTTTTGTTTCGCATACAAGTTGAGCTGCATTTGGACCTAGCGTAATAGCAGGCTTGCCTTCCATCAATGCTTCGGTAGCAGCAATACTATTGTATGTTACTAAACAGTGTATGTCATCTGCTAGTGCGTCTTGTATTGTCTTTGTGCTGATACGTTCACTTCTAATAGGCTTCATTCTGATTACAACGGGTCTATTGGTTATTTTTCTTATTTGTGCAACACATTTTTTAGTCCATTCTTCGGCAGTGCCTTGATTAAACATATTCATTACTTTGTCACTCGGAGGACATACTAGAATTTTTTCGCCTGGCGTAAAAGGTTTGTATATATTTTCCCAATCCCCTAACTGTAACTTTAACCTATCATCTGGTCTATCTATAATAGACTCCATATTTTGTAGCGCATTATATGTTATACGATGCCATCTTTTGTGTTTGTCATTACCAAAATATCCTGTATCGATTGCATAGAAAGGCCTCCCTGTACTCCAACAACGTTTTATAGCTTTTTGACTACCGCCGCCTAGGCCACGTACAATAAGGATACTATCAGTATCCTCTTCAGCTTCCCAAGTAGATTCCTTTCCATCTACTCCTATCATAAAACTGCGCAAATACGGATCGTATTCGTGCCCTTTCTTATGATAATTGTTTCCGCCTTTACTGTCTATAGCTGCTACTTTACCCATTCATCATGTCCGCAAGTTCTTGTTTCCATAGATCACTGAATTCACAGTTTCTATAGTTTTCAAACCACGGTCCTCCTTCTGTATAATGTATTAGTTTTGGTGTTTCTATATCGTCATAAACACCAACAAGATAATTCCAAGTGTGATCCAATTCTCCAATTTCTTCATCTTTTAACCAACTAAATCTGTGTAGATATGCTCCGTTTATTTCTGGATCATTAACTAAGTCTTGTGTTAATGCAGCATTGCTTGGATGACCACAGTTAAACAACATTACACTTGACCAGTTTTTACGTGGATAGATAGTTTGCTTTTGTCCATCCATCTTTGTGCCTTCTTTAGGTGTATAATCATGTTGCACACACATCACTGCATACTTTGGATCTGCTTGATCAAACAGTTCTTTGATGTCTGTTGTAAGGATCATATCGCAATCCATAAACAATGCCCAACCTTTAAAGTTGGTAAGCTCTGGTATTAGAAAACGTGTGAATGTAAACTCTGTACTTGCAAGTTTATCTATTGGTCTAGTATACCATCCTGCATCACGTAATTCCTGTTGTTTTAGGGGACGTACATCGGCTAGTTTACTCTTAGTTTCAATACTGTGTTTACAAACTTGGTAAGCAATATCTTCTCTAGTGTCATATCCTACAAATACTTTCATTAATCTCTTCTTTCAATATCGTCTTCTGTTAAATGGTTCCCCATCCATACTTCAATTACTTTTGCAGTAACATCGCCTATATTACTTGCTTTATGCCATGTTAGCATAGGAATATCTATACTATCGCCTGCTGTTAATCTTTTTGTATGGCGTAGTCCGTTTGTATATTCAAGGATCATTTTTATTTCACCTTCTACCACATGCCAATGTTCAGAACGTTTAAAATGCCGTTGGTCGCTTAATGCTTTACCTGCATAAAACGCTAATTGTTTTACCTGCCAACCGTCACCTTTGTGTAGCACAGTGTATTTGCCCCAGGCACGTTCAGTAGTAGGTTGACTCCATTCTTTGAGTATCCAACTGCTTGAATTCTTTTTATCTTCGCCACCAACACCAAATACAAATTCAACATCGTCATATATCATTTCAGGAATGTTGTCTTTGGTTCTATCGCCGCCGTTAGCAAATACGACTTTAGTTTGACTGCCTACAGTGGACAGCACTTGAAATATTGCAGCACAGGCAGTATCGTCATCGTCATTGAATCCTATAACTTCATTTACACAATCTAGTTCTTTAATTATTGCACAACGTTCTTCAAAGGGCATAAATGCTTTACCCTTTTTACGTGTAAGCCATGCATCACTATTCACACCTACAACAAGGTGATCGCCTAATTCTTTTGCTGCTTTAAAATATTCTATGTGACCACTGTGTAACGGATCAAAGCCGCCTGTAACCAATACTACTTTCATGTAGATATTTATGTGGGTATATAATGATTATCAAGTTATTTGATTTTTGTTTTCTTCTCTTAATTTTTTATATGTTTGTTCAATATTACTCATTTTAGTATCACAATAGTAGTACTCGAATAAGTTCATTATCATTGCAATAATTTCGTCTTTAGGATGTCGATTGTCTTCTTTAAATTTTTGGAAGAACAATTCTGTAACAATTTCGTAACTTGGAAAATAAAACAACTTGGTGTTTACATCAGACCAATTGTCTCTATAAAATTCATCTAGTGCAGCTCTTAATATTGATTTGGATACACTGTTAGCACTCATACAACTTACTGGTCGGAAAGTAGCTGCTAAAGGTACAGGACTTAGAGTAAACAGCAGCTTTGCATTTGGTATGTGCTTGCGTATTATGTTATAAATTTTTTGTAGATTTTCTTTTGTTTCTAATAATGTACACACTCTAAATTTATGCCTGCTTGGATCAACTTTGTCCTGTGGTACAGCTCTCCAAAATACTTCGCCAGTTACTTCGTCATACCATATCTCAGATAGTCCTAATGTGATAATAAAAAATTCTGTATTTAAAAATGCTTCTTTTGTTTTTTCTTTGATCTCATCTGAATAACCGTAATCTTCTGCTTTGTAACCGTGCCATAATGCTTGTGTTGGCGTCTTATCTTCTAGTGCCCATTCAAATTGTTGTAGAAGTGAAAATGTGTTTACAAGACCTTCACCCATAGAACTAATATAGATATCAGGTTGTTCGTCTTTTGATAACGAATACCCTGCATTACTTAAATGGTTAGCAATGTTGCTTGCAAAACAACTACCAAATGCTGTAACCTTAGTGTTTTTGGTAATAATTTTATTATCAGGTTTCCAACCTTTAAACAGATAGTTATCAAGAAAATTTTCTTGTTCGAAGTCTTTTAAGTAAGGATTAAAATTTACATACTCTCCTCTATAAAAAGATCTTCCTATCCTTTTTTTTGCGCCGCCGTCGTGTCCTTGATATTTTCCTTCTAAAGCAATTTTACTCATACTTGTTCTAAATCCTTCCACGAAGAAGATTTTCCTTTTTTTGTATCATACCATAGATTTCCGTATATTTGTGTTCGTTGTATTACTTTATGATCGTATTTTAACTTTACTGCATGTAATGTATTATTATCAGGAGCAAACATTGTAATAGAATTGTTCTTTACATGTTGAAAATTGGTCTCACACCAATCCCACGGCACCCAGCATCGATCTACTGCTGTATTATCTTTCCAATAGTCATATATGTTTGATTTACTATCTTTAAATGACATAAAATGAGTATGTAAGTCTAGTTTTTCAGACAATGCTGTATCAGTGTTGATGTTTATCATGTATGTTAAACATTTTGTTCTAATGTCAGGATGTGGACTAATTTCATATCCCGAAAGATATTTTTGTATAGCAGTTTCGACTATTGTTTTTTTTGTTTTCCCAAACTTTTCCTTAATTACATTATGAAAGGTATCTGAATTCAAAAAGTTCATTAATTCTTGTATCTTTTCGTTAGCATAGGATCTTAGACGCATACTCATTCCAAATCCTTCTAACAAGTCATCATTATGAAATCCTGTAGTTGTAGAATTGTTATACCAATCTAAATATTCATTAACTGATGTTGTGCATCCTGGAAAAGGAACAGGTTTGTATTTTTTCGATTGAAGGTCTTCAATTAATTCCTCGGTAGAATTATATTTTTGTAAATTTATTTGTTTATCTGAAGTAATTAATTCAAAGTCCTCTTGATTAAAGAAATTTTCTATATATAGATATTTAAACGGACTTTCAACAAAGTCAGCTCTGTGTATCTTGTCTATAATGTAGTCAAAATGCGCCATTTATTTTCCTTCTATAAGCTTTTTAAAATATTTATAATTGGATTTAAATTTAATTGTCCAACTGTAAACACAGGATGATCTACTGTAGAAATTGTAGCAATCAATCCTAACGCAGCATAATGATCTTTGAACTTAATTTTATCTCCTTTTATTTTATCAGAAAATTCTACCCAAGCAGCAGGTATTCCATATGCGTGAGCTGCAATAATTCCGTGTAAAGAACTACTAATAATTTTCTTGCATTGAGATATTTCTTTAGCAACTTCTAAAGGATCGTCATTTATTACATTAATGATTTTATAGTTAGGATAATACTCTTTGACGTAATCGTAGTCAACAAAATGTGGAACAATACCAACGTCATATTTCTTTTCTTCTGCTGGACATAACAATGGCAATAGCATTGCTGCATCGCCATATATTTCAGGACAGCTGCCTCCGCAGTCTAATACACGTTGTCTAGTATAAGGACCCCTCACAAATCTCCAGTCTGCGTTTGGATTTAATTTTTCTTTACGGCCATTTATCATGCCAGAACCTAATACAATTGTGCCGTCTTTTGCATGTCTTGCAATTGATCCTATACACAGTAGTTGGGCATCTTCAATTTTAGTAGGTGTATAATCAATATTAAAATAATCTAAGATATAAGGTGTAAGTAAATCTCCAAAGTTTTTGTCCTTTGTTAGCCACCATGCATTATACATTATACTTTTCCTAGATTTGAAGTAAGGCTATGTGTTTTTATATTCGAACCTTCACTATAAAAAGGATGTAATCTAGCAACACTAGGAACAGTTGTATTAGTTTCCAATACCCAATCTCCTATCTGTTGGTCAGCGGTAATGTGTCCTTCTTTTCTAATGTGTTGAACAAGTTTGTGGGCACCTTGGGGTTTGATGATATATGCATATGCCCCTTTGAAATAATTGCCAGTACCTAATTTCACAGGATTTTTAGGACTTAAATTAACATATTTTTCTATACGTAAATCTAGTCCAGCTTCTTCTTCTATAGATCTATTATAAGAATTACTATACGGATCAAGTCTGTCTAATTTAAGAACGTCGTTAAATTGGTGTACTATATTTTCTGGAAGTGGACGTAACATAAAACCGTCGTGTTCTAATACTAATATTGGCTTTTTTATTTTGATACATTCTTGCCAAATATAGTAATGACTAAAAAAGCAACCTAGTACGCCTAGTTTACCTTTTTTTAACTTTTTCTTTGCTTGTATGCCTGTAAGTTCGTAATGTTTTTTCGCATCCAATCCGTTTATAGCTTTGAAATATTCTGGAGTAAGACCGACCTTTACAGCCTGATCAAAACACTCTTGTGCCATTCTACAAGAATGTGGATTTTCCTCTAAACGTATTATGTAGGTTTTCATAACGTAGCATCTTCCATACCTGCAACACGTAATTTTACAACATTTGTTATTTGCCATTGCTTTTGATCAAGGGCCTTTAAGACTCCTAACCATTTGTTACGCATTAGTGCAAACTCATTGATAATCTTTTCATAGTCAACAACGTCTGCCTCGCCGTCAACGTATTTTTCTACGTCACGACTAGACAGAGCTCGTTGATAATTTTCAAGATATTTTTTGAAGAAAGAGCTACGCAGTCTACGTAGCTCAATGTTCAAATAATTTAGTATGGCTTCAATTTCTTGAAGTTGATTAAAACGATGTTCTACAATACCGGGCATTGCTGCCGCCGACTTTTCAACATTGCCTACAAGTTTACATTCATTTTTTGCTATTGCAAGTTCTGTCTCAAAGTACTGTATTGCATCAGGTATTTTGTTTATGTCGCGACTTACTTCGCTGTACCAACCCATTAATCATCCCATTCGTCGTAATCATCATCTACGTTATCTAAATCTAAATAATAACTTATAGCTTCGTCAAGGACTCTATCGTGACCGATAGCTTCTTTGAATACTTGATCATCTACACCGTAATCTGCAAGTAAATCTATATATTTTTCTGCTATAACATCTATCTGTTTTTTATCTAGATATTCCTTAAACATGGTCCAAATATCTGCAATTTGGTCTTCACTCATTGGCTACTGTTTCCTCGATTAGTTCTACATCAGTTGCTTCTTCGTCAACTTCAGAGGTATTTACCACAGAAGCCTCCTTAATTAAGTAATCTGACATAACTTTATCGAGTAGTTCACCGTTCCAGTTTTTACGATATTCTAATAGTTCTTCACCGTCAATTGTTTCATACTTTAGACGATTGCCTTGCTTAACAATAACACCTTTTGCTTCAAACAGCTCAAGCAGTCCGCTATATGGATTCATACCTGTTTCGTATGGAATCTTAACTTGTACACCTTCAAACGGTTTAGCATAACGTGTTTTCATAACCTTACAAGCGGCACGAATACCACGCACTTCACTGATCTTGTTACCGTCTTCATCTTCTTTAAGTTTCAACTTCTTCATTGCAACTACGATAGATGATGCGTAGATAAAGCCTTGACCGCCTGAGATTTTATCATCTGGGTCAAACATATCTTGCGATGCATAAGTGTGGTTAGTTGCTACTAAGCCTACATTGTGCGAACCAAACATATTAACGGTGTTACGAACAAGTGCTGTTAGTGCTTTAGGCTTACGACCCATATCACCTTTCATATCACCTTTGTTAAACTGGTCAACGTCTGTAGGTGTTAGCAACATGCCTAGTGAGTCAACTACAAACAATACCTTAGGACGATCTTCTTCGTTCATTGCTTTGTAGTCTGCCATAAACGTACTAATAGTCTTTGCTACGTCATCAATCATTGACATATTAAGTTTTAGCAGTTTATCTTCTGAAGTATCTACGTCAAGTGCTTGTAGCCACGCTTCGTCAAGTGCGTTCTCTGAGTCAATAAGAACTACAAAGATACCTTGATCTTGTGCTGACTTTACAATGTTGCCTGAACAGATATAAGACTTACCTGCACCAGATTCGCCTGCAAATACGCTTACTTTGCCTAGCGGAATACCTTTGTTCCAATCACCTGAAATAAGATAGTTGAGTGCAAAGTTACCTGTGCTAATCCAATCAGTAGGATCGTTAAATCCTGCACTCATGCCTGTAATGGATTTCGTTAGCGATGTTCGAAACTTAGTAGGATCGAATGCCTTATTAGCCATAATTAATCTCCTAATCTAAAAAGCAAAATGGGGGATTGCTCCCCCATAATATATTACTGTCCTTGACGTGCTCGGATCATTGCAAGAATGTCTTGCGCACCGCCGGCATCTCCTGTCGCTTCTGCTGCTGGAGCAGCTTCAGGTTCTGGAGTAGGTTCAACAACTGGTGCTGCCTCTGCTACCGGAGCAGGAGCAGTTTGACTAGTTGCAGTACCATTAGATGTCGCTACATTAGGATCACCTGTACGTGCAGCCATGCCGCTTGGACGGAAGTAATTGCTCCAACGATCTGCATCGTATGCTTCACCGTCTACTGACGCTTCAAACATTTCCTGCATCACCTTGACAGCAGTTTCGTCTGGCTTTTTGGGAAGGAAATCTGAAAGATTAAACAAGCCGTGTTCGTTAATTGCAGCCATTTCTACATCACTCAATGGACGCTCTCTACGTGCCCAATTAGATGTGCCATAATCTGCATAACCGCCTTTTGAAGTTTTATTAAGACGGAAGTCAACACCAGCAGTATAATCTGTTGGCAACTCTTCCATGTCTGGATCCATAAGCGCCTGCTTAATGATCTGGAAGATTTGTGGACCAATAATAAAGCGACGAATTGGATTGTCGGGTGCTTCATCATCGGCTAGCGGATTGTCCGTTACAAAGCCTTGGAAGATATACGAACGCTTTTTCCAATACTTACGACCCATATCTTCTAGACTTGGATCTTTAAACCAGCCACGTACTTCATTAAGAATGTTACATGTCTCGCCGTACATTTCCATACATGGAATTTGTACTTGTACTGGACGCGAACCTGTGTCGCCTTTTACTCCGCTAAAAGGAAGTTTAATCATCAGACGCTCTTTCCAAAAGAAAGTATTATCGGCGTCACCGTCAGGTAAGAAACGCATAGTTGCGCTTTCGCCTTCTTTAATATTCCAGAATGGGTAAATTGGGTTAGGGCCGCTTGGGCCGTTTGATGCACCTGATGAACGTGCTTCTTGTTCTTTGAGCTTTGCTCGGATTTCTGCTAATGATGCCATAGTTATGCCTCCTATTGTTATGCCTATGTGCTTTGTGCCTATATTTGTGTAGCACAGTTATAATACTACACTCGTTTATTTATCTTGTCAACTATTTATTTAATTATTTTTTAATCGTATTCTACGCCATCTTTTTGTAGAAGATCTCTAAGATACTTTTCTGTAATAAATCCGTCTACATATGCATCTCTTAGTGCGTATGAACATTCTTGCATAGTCAACTTAGAACCACCCTCTTTCAATTCTTGTACAATTGCTGCAACCATTCCTGGATAAGGTTTGTCTCCTCTTGCAACAAGTTCCAAACATCTTGTTTTTAATTCTTCTGTAGTTGTAATAGCCATTTACTGCTCCTGTATAGGAGTCTTGCAGGTTAGCGTAAACCTGCAAGCTCCTTCATTCTGTCAAACTCTTCTGTATCCAACTGCTGTGGTTGTGTATGCATCTGATACTCATCGAAGAGTGCTTGTACCTGTTCAATGAAAGCCTTTGCCGGTTCTATGAACTCTTCGCCGTAGTCTTTCTCAACCATAGTTAATACTGCGGTCTCGCCTTTTGGAAACAGGCCTGTTTCTCTGTCATAGTATGATAGTATAAACTCGCCTAATGGTGTCTTTTGTTCTTTGACGTCTTCTTCGTCATCTTTTCCCATTGCCTTTTTAATAGCAATATCTTTTGCCTTCATATAATCATCTGAATCAATATCGCCGTCCTTGTCAAGATCTTTGCCTTTAGATTCGTCTTTTGGATCTTCCATTACATCTCTAATATAAACCATCAATGGATATAATGCATTTACAATTTGATTACCAAAACGTGCATTTTCACCGCTGCCTGGCTTAGTTTCTAATTTCTTAGCTTCGCCACGTAACTGCATAACAGGTTCTAGAACTTCCTTTAGCTTAGGATCATTCATACCGCTAATACCTAATTTGCTATCCATCCAACTGTATACATCGTATACATCACTTACATATTCATTGGCTAAGTTGCCATCATATGTGTCTTTGCCTGTTTCAATCTTTTTACCAATGCCACGCAAACGACCTAATGCTTCTACAGCGTCTTTGCGTGTTTTGATATATGCTTCTTCTAGATCATTTTCAGCTTCGCTAAACTGACCCATCATTTCTTCAAAGCCTTGTTCTAATGCAGTTTCTTCTGGAATGCAAGAACCTTTAGATCCTCTTGTTGCACCTGGTTTTTTACGCCAACCGTCGCGGCACTTATCATAAATCTTACTATTGCCGTGACGTTCGCCTTCGTCAAATTCAATTTCTTCTGTTCTAGGTTCGTCGCCTTTGCCCATTAACCAATTTATTACTTTCTTGCCACCATATAATATAGCAATAACTGCAAGTACAGGTAGTCCATATTTAGCTGCTGATGCTCCAATTTGTCTAAGAGCGCCGCCGCCTAAAAATGCTGAAATTTCGTCTTGTATACCATTAATACCTTGAGAAGCTTTATCCATAAGTTCTTCTGCACTAGTTGCTAAATCATCTATAGTATCGCTTACTTGCTTTCCAACATAAGCAGCACCGCCCAGTGCTGCGGTTGTTCCTGGATTTTTTGCAATATAGTTTCCTGCGCCTCTTGCAACTTGTCCAGCTGCTTGTCCTGCGCTTCTTGCAACTTGTCCGGCTGCTTGCCCAACTGCTTGTCCGGCTGTTTGTCCTGCGGCTCTTGCAGCAATGCGGGCTTTTGCAGCTTTTATTGCAGCACCTCTTTTGGCTAATATTGAAGCACCCATTCTCGATAGTTGCGGAATTGCTGCTCTAGCTGCGGCCATTACACCTGCTGCTATAAGCGGAGCAACTTCGTCTAATTCTTCTTCTGACTCTCCTAGTACATCATCTGGACCTAGTTCTTTGGCCTTTGTACCTTCTTTTACTAGGTTGTATATGTATGGGAAGATATCTTGTAGTTCTTCATTAAACTGCTTAATAGTTAGTTCGTCTATCCAGTTTTCAGCAACATCACTTGGAACATCTTCTAGTACTGGGGGATTAAATGTTTCAAATGCTTCTTTGTAGTATGCTGGCTTTTGTAATGACGCTATTTCTTTTTTAACTGTAGCAATACGTTCTTTGACAATATCTGTATATCCTGCTAGGCTTTCTGCCATTACAGCTGAACGGCTCATATAGTTTTTAAACTTACGTAGCTTTGCCATTTCTTCTGATAGGCCTACAATATGCTTACCAAAATCGTCGTATGTGTTTCCGCCTTCTGCTACGTGACGTGCCATTGCTCTTGCACCACTTAGATGTTTGTATGGATATTTAAATCTTTCACCTTCGGGAGATTCAATATAAATTTTTCCAATCTTTTGTGTTCTACCTGTGGCACTTTCCTGGTTAATACTTTCTGTATGTTTGATTATAATACGTGCTTCGCCTACTTTTTGATAGCTTACACGACTAGTGCCATATAGTTTTGATTCTGTCATTTTTCCGTCCCCAGACCGATTTGTTGCTAAAAACTTATAATCTTTTTTTGTTAAGTTTGATTTGTTTATGTCTCTGATACTGAAATCAAGTAATCTTTTTTTACTAAAGACTCTTAGTTCTTTTAAAAAATTAAACCATTGTTTCTTTGTTATATCATCTTGAAATTCAACAATATCATTAGAATAAATTACAGTGAGTCCTTCTTGTTCCGAAATACTTATACTAACTTTTCCAATATCCGTTCCGTCATTGTTATAAGAAAAATCAAAGAATCTAGCTTCTGAAGGTTCATTTGTTACATTGCCTTCAGCATCGCCTATTGTAATCGCTGGAAATTTTCCACGCAATTTTTTAAAAAGATCTTCACTTATTCTGTCAAATTTCTGCATAATGTATTTATCAATAATTGCTGCTAATGAAGATTGGCATTGGAGGATCATAATCTTCAATATCTTCTGCTTGGTTAAATGTATTGTATACTCTTGGATCCCAATCCTTCAAAACACTCATCATCCTTATTGCTAATAATGTTGCACTTATCAAATCATCTGTCATACCGCTTTTAGCTTGGTAACTAGATCCTGTTGCAACATATCCTTTTAGTTCAGATATAAATGGCTTTGAATGTATAACCATTTTGTCATTTTCTATCATTGTTTTGAGTCTGGAACAAGCTGTAACTTTGGTACTGTGGGTTGTGTTGAATCCTTTGCGGAACTTTCTGACGTGTCCCTTTCTAATGGGTTCACTAACAAACAAACCAGGGATATTTTCCTCCCCAAAGTCATTGATAACGATAAGCGCGGCTTCTCCCAACCCATTGTTTTCTACACTCCAATAAATACCTTGTGGGTTTTGTGTACATTCTTCAATGTATTTACAAATATCTGCAAGCACTCTTATCTGTCCAGGTATAGCAGTTTGATTGTGCTGCCATTCAGCAACTTGTTCGTATGTAGGTAATTCGAATACCTGTATTGCCGCATAATCTCCTCCTGTGCCCATTGAAGGATCTAGTGCAATTGCATAGGTGTACTGGTTAGATGGTTTTTTATACCAACGTGTTTGACCCATGTTTATAATCGGTGACCCGCCTTCCATGGTTGCTAGTTTGATTGAGTTAATTAGTGTTTCATCAAATACTAGAAACTCACAGCCATACTCACGTCTAAACTTTTCTTCGCCAATGCGTCCAATTTCATCTTCTTTCCACTTTTCGTCTCTATCAGGATGTTCGTCCCAATGTGCCATAAATGAACGAAAACCGTTGATACCTACTTCTTGTTCATTACCGTGATTATCAAAACGCTGTTCTGCTTGCTTCCAAATAGTAGCAAAGGTATCTTCATCACTATTTGGTGTACTAGTAATAATAGCACGACCACCTGTTGCTAGTGTAGGAGATATTGAAGTCCAAAATTCTTCAGCAATATTAGGTTGTACGAACGCAAACTCGTCACAGTATAGTAGCGAGATAGACATACCACGTCCTGTGTTGCCTGTTGTTGTTTGACTTACAATTCTACTACCATTCTCAAACTCTATGCTACCTTTGTTGTAGCTTGTAACACCTGCTCTAATGTGATCAGGGCAAGTTTCATACACATAACGTATACGTGCCATGATCTCCTGTGCACCTGTGTATTTGTGTGCAGCAATAAGAATAGTTTGATCTGGATTAAACATTGCATACCAAGCAAGATAGATAGCAGCACAAGTTGTTTTGCCTGTCTGTCTAGGCATCATGTTAATATTAAAACGATAGTTATGATATGTATCCATTAAGCCTAGTTGATAATTGTAAGGCTCAAACAATAGCTTACCTTTTACAGGATGTTGGATGTACGCAAATTTACGTGCAAAATACAAGTAGCCATTATCAGGATCCATGCATTGCATCAAATCTTGTATTTGCTCTTCTGTATATGTTTCTTTAGTATTAGCCTTTTTGGTTAATACACCATCTAAACTTTTGCTCATACTAATACTTATCCAAAAAAATAGGCTCCTAAGAGCCTATTGATTTGCTGGGGGAATTAATTACAATTACTTGCGTATAGTTTTTCGAACTTGCCTTTGCTACAACCATACTTTTCATGTACTTTTTTATACATTTCCATTTTAGCACAGCCACTTGCGTTTAACTTTTTCATTTCTTCTTTGCAGCCCATTTCATCAAACTTTGCTGAGCCGTCGCCATCTCTGCCAGTTTTCTTAAATTCTGCTTCGTTTGTTTTCTTTTTCTTCTTTAGATCGTTTGGACCTTTGCCATCTTCCGCATAATCTGGAATGCCATTCTTATTTGCGTCTGGCTTTTTCTTTTCTGAAAGAGCTTTCATAAGTGCTGCTTTGATGGTTTCTACAGCAAGAGCATTATCGCCATCTTGTGCTTTAGCATACATTTTCTTTTCGCGGTTAATACCACCGCTTAAATCTTTAGTCATATGCTTGTGATCTTGGTATTCTGGTTCTGGCTCGTTGTCATAACCTTCATCCATATCGTCCATATAATCTTCAATGTATTCTTGGGCTCTCTGCATTACCATATCAAACTTATCACTACCGCCATCTTGATCAGCCATAGCATCTGCCATTTCTCCAGCAGCATCTTCTATGTTACCTTGCTTTATTAACATACTTACTTTAGCAACAT